AGCGCCTCTACTGCCAGGGTTGGTGAACTGGCTACTGGATATGCCAGAAGCTGACATGCGTTCCTACCTGATGGAGACCGCACAACATGTGGACTTCTTCCAGAAGTATGAGAAGGAACAAAGCCTGCGTTCTAACCCTGTCCTGGATTGGATGAGTCAACATGTGGTCTACGATCCTGGGGCTAAGTCTGTTGTTGGTACCTGTAAAAGTGCGCAAGGTTCCAATAACTTCTATCAAAATTGGCAACAATGGCTTTATCCGAGCTATGCCGAATTCTGCCGTAGCTGTAATGTCGGATTCGTTGGACGTGGTCGATTTGAAGTTCTCTTCTTTGATATATGTAAGCACCAGCTAAAACTTAATGTCTTTAGTAAGAAGACCAATAAGGGCCTACTGGTGTTTAATGCGGTTAATCGTGAATCCAATCCCAAGTACGAGACCTATCCATCCATTGTTGAGGTCGCCTCTAACCCACAAAAATACCTTCCTCTTTACGGAATGGACATTACTACGTCCACTAATGCGACAATGGAGGATATTGCGGAAGTCATGTGAGCAATGGCCGGCACCTGATCCTGGATCTTTACGACTGTGATCAAGAAATCCTGAATGATTATGAGGAGCTTCAACGATTGCTTGAGGCTTCTCTCGTCATGGCAAAAGCAAATGTCCTACGGATCTTTGGGGAAAAGTTCCAGCCACAGGGTGTAACGCTCTTGGCATTACTGTCGGAATCACATGCATCAATCCATACATGGCCAGAGATTGGCTATTGTGCTATCGATCTTTATACGTGTGGTAATACGACACAGACGCATCGAGCGGCTGAGTTTTTGAAAACAAAACTTAAGGCAAAAACATCAGAAGAAAAAGAGTTGGTAAGGTCAATAACACCTACAGCTGTCTGAGTAATAGTGTTAACAGGGCTGAGCAATTTATAATAAAGAAATCAAAGTAGTTGTAAAAAGATGGCGGGCACTCTACGGCTCAGCAACACTGGTACTGGTAACGGTCAAAGTACAATCACCACTGCAGCATCAGGTGATACCACGTACACCTTACCCAGTGGTGGTGGTACCTTTGTAACAACTTCTTCTACACAAGCATTAACCGTACCTTTTGCTTCTGGTACTGTTAGTGCACCTTCTGTTACATTTCTTGGGGATAGTAATACGGGTATTTACTCCCCAGGTGCAGATACAATTGCATTCACAGAAGGTGGTGTTGAATCCTTAAGGATTGACTCCTCAGGCCGAGTAGGGATTGGCACTACTAGCCCTAGTGGACCTTTGTCGGTTGTATCTGATAGTAATGGCGTAGGCGCTCGTTTGCTTGGTAGAGCAAGTGACAGCATTGGAACATTCCAATTTCGAGATAACGGAGACACAGCTACTCAAGGTTATGTTCAAGGTAGAAGTACAGATCTACGTATAGGTTCTGGCACTGGGCTGCCTTTACTTTTCATTGCCAATGACTCCGAACGCGCCCGCATCGACAGCTCCGGCAGGCTCTTAGTTGGCACGTCTTCTGCGCGTAGCAATTTCAGTACTGGAACACCAACCACTCAGTATGAAACTGCCACATCTAGTTTTAATCAAGGTCTGAGCATTATTAATAACGGTGGATCTTCTGCCTATTTTCCGATATTGACTTTAGGCACCACTAAGAGCACCTCTGTTGGATCTAATACTTCTATTGGATCAGCAGGCGATGGATTAGGGCGCGTTGACTTTGCAGGGGCAGACGGAACAAACCTGCTAAGTGGTGCTTCCATTACAGCAGTGGCGGATGGTACTTGGGGAACTAACGACGCTCCAACGCGATTAGCGTTCTCCACTACTGCCGACGGAGCAAGCAGCCCGACGGAGCGACTTAGGGTGCAGTCAAGCGGAGATTTAAGAATTGCTAATGCATCAACGTTTTATCCTGCAACTGATAACGCAGTTTCTCTTGGTTCAGGACCCGCTGGCCCATTTCGATTTAGCGCTGTCTGGGCTGCAAACGGAACCATCCAGACTTCTGACAAACGCGATAAAACTAACGTTGTTGATTCGCAGCTTGGCTCTGATTTCATCAAGTCTCTTCGCCCTGTTTCTTACAAATGGATTGAAGGAGGCAAAGTTGATACCGGCAAACGTGATGAAGATGGTAACTACATCTACGAATCAGTTCCTGGCACACGCACTCATTGGGGCTTTATCGCCCAAGAAGTGAAGCAAGTTGTTGACGCTGTTGGCGTTGACTTTGGCGGTTGGGTGCTGACCGATAAGGACGACTCCGACAGTCAGCAAGCTCTGCGCTACGACCAGTTCATTGCACCGCTGACTAAAGCATTGCAAGAAACGATGGCCGAACTGGAAGCTCTTAAGGCTGAAGTAGCAGCTCTCAAGGGCGCGTAGCCCTACTCACTAAAAACTGTCATATAAACTCTCGATTTGTGTATAGTAAATCGAGAGTATTTTATTATCTTGAAAAAAAAGACTAAGGTGTTGTGGTGTGGTGATATCGTCGCCATGACCGGTTTTGCTCGTGTAACTGAAAATGTCATCTACCGTCTAAAAGACGACTTTGATATCGTCGTACTTGCTCACAACTGGTGGGGTGATCCATGTGAACAGCAGAAGGACTTCAAGATGTATCCTTCTTCTAATCGTTTTCAAACCGCACCATTTGGTGAACAACGCATTCGTGAGATCGTTGAGCGTGAACAACCCGACATCGTCTTCACGATCAATGACATGTGGATCATTAATGCACAGTACCAGCAGATCCAAGACCTTCATAAACAAGGTAAATTCAAGTTCGTGGGTTATGCACCCATGGATTCGTATGGTTGGATTGGTTGTTTAGCAGATACAGCCAACGAGTGGGATGCCATCATTTCTTACACGGAATTTGGTGCGCACGAATTTGTGAAAGGTGGTATCCGTAAACCAATCGCCGTCATTCCCCATGGTGTAACACCAGGGCAGTTCTATCCCATGGATAGGGATGAGTGCCGCCGCAAGCTTGGGTTGGATGAAGACCTGTTTATTGTGTTCAACGGGAATAGGAATCAGTTTCGGAAACGACAGGACATTACGATCCAGGCCTTTGCCAAATTTGCAGTTGGTAAACCAGAAGCACGGTTGTACCTCCATATGGGACTGAAGGATCAAGGTTGGGATGTGATGGGTGTTTTCGGTAGGGAGATGTCAAAGGTGGGGCTCGATCCCAATGGACGCATCATCATGACCACGCAGACGGATGGTCCGCCAAACGTATCGGTGGAAATGCTCAATATCATCTACAACGCATGTGATGTGGGCGTTAATACCTGCAAGGGTGAGGGATGGGGGCTTGTCAACTTTGAACACGCCGCATGTGGTGTGCCGCAAGTGGTGCCCGACCACACGTCTTGCAAGGAGATCTTCGAGGGCTATGGCGAACTGATCCGTTGCGACCACGTTGATGTGGACACCAACTACGCAAGGGAGATGCCATGCCCATCCTCCGAGCACCTTACCGAGATCTTGGAGTACCTGTACCAAGACAAGGGTATTCGTGAATGGGTTGGCACACGCTGCCGGGAACGCGTGATGGATCCACAGTTCTCATGGGACACTGTTGCGTCTCAATTTGGTGGCATCTTTGAGGACGTGATGAACGAAGTGGATCATTCGGTCCCAACTGAGATCAGTGAGAAGCCACGAAAGCAGAAGAAAAGCAAAAGTCTGCGGAAGGAAAAGGCAAGTGCGATAGCCTGATCAAGCGTCAAGGGGAACCAGGCCTCTGCTTCGGCAGGGGCTTTTTTGTGCCCATAAGTAGGTATGTGCAGCCAGTAGATGCGACAACCGTCTTCTAGACCCTTTTAACAGGTGCTACTACGTCCGTATTTATCTTACGTAAGCCGTGCGCGGTTTTTGATCAAAAGTGTCATTGTTGAGAACAGTTCTCAGTCTTATGTAAGACAAAAATAAGACAATCAAGAGAGTGAGACACTTTTAAACAAAACATGCTCATGACTTAGATATAGTAAATAAGTATGTAGTAGCACCTATCTCAAGGTGATTTGACCGTGCATACCTTGCATATATGTGCTTGATGGTCTATGCTGCCCTGGTACGCCCTGGTCCCAATGGCCCGCACATATCAAGAGATGCCACCCCTGTGGTGGGTCCAGGAAAATTTGGAGCTTGGCTCTGATCATCCTTGTGGTCTCAAGTGGAAAACGTCTGACCGCTACCACGATGCCGGTGATGCTGCGGGAAAAACCACTAGCCACGGCAGGTTTTACACCGTATCCATGCTTGGTATTCGGTATCCAGCGCACCGTGTGGTGTATTACTTGCGTACTGGTGACGACCCAAAGGATGCGGATGTTCTTCACGACAAAGACAACATTGCTCGTGACAACCGTTTAAACCTGACGTTGTATAAACGACGTACACGCCCAGCGCCTAAGTACAGGCGTCGTGTCCGGGACGAAGAAGGTAATCTTGTCTTCAGAGATCCCCATACCAATTACCGCTTTATTGACAAAGGAGATTTCTCAAATGGCTGATATCACCAAGCAACTTCTTAATGCAGCAAAATCAATTTCCATTATTCCTTTTATTCCCAACATCAATGAACTATCTGATGGTGAACTCGCCCTTCACGGTTTATATCGTGGGTATTACTGTGCTCATGGACACCGCATCCGTGATCAAGACAAGCATTGGTGCTATGAATGCGTCCGTAAAATCCAAAACAACAACTGTGGATTTGACATCAACTACCTCAACAAAAACTACAAGTCCAGATTGTTTATGCTCTGGAATCAAATTTCTGTTGGTGAGTGGGATGACTGCTGGGAAGTACCTTGGCTTGCTACAAAACGTACGAGGTTTCCTTCTTACCGCACATTAAACAACTCAAAGACCAATGACAATGTCAATATCCACAAGGTGATCTACCAATGTGCCTGGGGAGACGTTGGCAAGATGTTTGTCACACGCACGTGCAAAAACAAGAACTGTCTCAATCCTCTTCATTTAGTTTCAAGTTGGAATCGCACATTCCCTCCTAAGACTATCCATCCATTCTGTGTTGAGTTTGATCCAGCAAAGGCAATGCAACATGCGCAGAATCAACTGAGAAATAAACCCATCCCTATTATTGAGCAGCAATACAAAAACACAATACAACATCCGTTGGTACACAAAAATACCCCGGATTATGATGATATACAGGAGTTGTATTACGGTTCATATGTCCAGGAGTTCGGTAAGTCAGCCACAAAGAACTCAGAATAATCCTTTAAATCTCGGTACGTTTAGTCAAACGTCACTGCGTTATCTCAAAGGAACTCTTGGACCTCAGTGGAAAGTCATTGGTCGCGCTGATACCAGCCAAACATCTAATGGTGGTATTGGCGGAGGGACCTTCAATCATTGGTTCCTGATCAATATCACGAGCCCTGCTTGGATTATCTTGACAAAAGGACCGCCGCGTCCTCAGTACATTCAAGTATCTGCTTATGACCTAAATAAATCACCTATCCAAGGTGATTCAATTTTTGATGCGGATTCGGTCCAGGTTGTTTCTGGTAATGAAATCTACATCCCGTATTTAGATACGGTGATGAATACACAATCAGATCTATACAATACATTTTCACGTTATCGTTTAGATCGAGGAGATGATCGTTACTATCCTTTATCTGCAGGTAGCTATCTCATTTGTGTTTCATCTACACGTAATGAAACGCTTAACTACGAACTTGGTGTTGTCATTGAGTTTCCTTCCAACGAAGTTTTTATTGCACTAGAAGATTTTGACGGCAGTGTCTTTTTAACCGAGACACAACCTGACCCAGATAAAGAAATTTTAATTAAATCTCCTATTACAACAAATACAACAATTAGTACAGATCCAGAGCGCCCCAATGCTTATAGCCCATCACTTGCATCAATCAATGCAGGCGTTATTGTCACCGTCCTCAATGGATCAACCTGGTTTGTAGGCGTGCCTATTCCAGATGACATTGCCCAAGACGACTCAAAAATTATTGCAGAACCAGGAAATGACGTTTATTATGATACATTCCATGATCATTCATTATCAGAATGGCGTACTGCATGGGAGCGTGAACACCAAGATACCGATAAATTCCCCGATGTATTTGTTCCTTTAGTTAATAGACCATGATTAAACAACTCCTTGCTTTGTTTCGTAAAACTCCACCCAAGCATTCCCCGCAAGTTGCTTGGTTGCGTTATTGTATAGAAAATCCTGAAGCCCCAGGATGCCGCATTTATGACGTATGACAAAAACAAACGACAAGCCTGAAGAAAAAAAGAAAAAATGTCAGGAAAATAACACACGGATTTACGCTGCTACCGAGAAAGATTGGGAAGACTTCTTTGCTGCACAAGAAGATCTAGATTATTTATTTGATCGTTGATATCCCGTTTTACAATAAAAGAAACGGGAGATACCCATGGCTAAACTTAACGAATACATTGAAGTGGCTCTTGCCATTCACGCAGCTGCGTCTGCTATCTGTGCATTGACTCCTACACCAAAGGATGATGACATCCTGCGTAAAGCCTATAAAGTCCTGGAGTTCCTGGCACTGAACATTGGTCGTGCCAAAGAGCGTTGATTAATCAGGCAATGCCTGAAACCAGAACACGCACCCGCCTTGTTCTTCTACCCAATCTCTGGTTTCATATGCGTGCTCCTTTGGTAGGGTCACGCATTTTTTCTCATCTCCAATTTGCCAGCACATATTGACGCGGATGCGCGGCTCTTTGTATTTTTTCACGTCAGTAATCCCAGCGCACGCGTGGCTTGCCTTCTCTGATGCCAAGATGGATGAATCCTTTTGGTGCACCATAGCCTAGCGAGTAAAGCCAATTTTTGTCACACCAGTCTTGCACAGTGTAGACATCGACTCCATCCACGTAAAAGTCAACGGCACCTTTAGATGGGGCGTTGTAAGTGTGCTCACTGTTCTTAGCACCTCCTACTTGCGTATTGATGGGTTCCGGACGAGCAGCACTAGTGATAATCAATGGTTTATTGCCAAACTGTTTACGTACTTTCTCAAGGAATAAACACAGTTCTTTTGCTGTGTCGCATTGGTATTGTTTTGTAAAACGACGTGCTTCCTGATTTAAAGTTAATTCACCGTACGTGATGTTAGGTGTGATCTTGTACGTGAATGGGCTCCAAGGATTGAAGTTGTTGTTGTGTGGGTTTTGATCTTCTTTCTCTCCAATGTTTTGGAGCTGTCGATCCATGATTTGAATTAATTTGGTGCTGTAGTCAGGATCTGTGGCGTATCCTTCCTTTACCAATAGACGAGCACATTCATTCCTACTAGTAGCACGATTCACACCTTTAAAACGACCGAAGTCTTTGTACCAGCGATCAACGAGGTAACAAACACAGGTTTGTATGTTGGGAAAATCAATGAAGCCAGCCTTGATTGTGACCCATTGACCATTAATGAATTCTTGAGTACTGACATTAGAGCCAGATCCCTTTAAACCAAAGTAATTATTGACACCTGATGTGTGCTTGCCCCAGCCTGACTCGAGTGCCCACTGTGCAGCGACACATTCAGGCCATTTAGCGCCAGCTTGTTTTGCGGCCGCAAGAACACCGTCCCAAGTATTGGAGGTTTCTGGTTGTGGTTTTGTCTTATTGCGATATTTAACGGCAAAAGACTCCAGTGTCTCAGGTGTTAACTGAGACTGGAGCCATTCCCATGCGTCAATTTGATGCAGCTCTTTCGTAAAGAACTCAGCAGCATCCGTTAGTTTGATTGACATATCGACCTAGAGCTTTTTATTACTCTAGGTCAGGTCAATAATCAAGCAGGTACGGCTTCTTTTACTTCAGTTTCTTCCACTGCTTCTTCCTCTGGAGCAAACTCAAGAGTATCGATCAGTTGACCAATGAGGTTAGCAGAGAAGGCAATGAGGTTGCCGTCACCAGTGGCACGTGCAGAACCAAAGGAATTAATGGCCGAAACTAGCTGAGACTTTGTGCAAGCCATAAAGAACAGATAACTTCAAAAAGTATAACAAAAATCACCAGGGAACGCCAGATTCAGAAGTTGGGTGCAGCTTTGCTTGGATCTGATTGTGTAGTGCTTCTTCAATTGAAACAACTTGATCAACACCAAGTGCAGCCAAGGTCCACTCAACAACTTGTTCCTTGGTTAAAGAGCTGAAAGGTGTGAAAGAATTTGGATTCGGTTTACCAAGACCTACGCTGCCATAACAACCGGCAGTTTTACCGTCTTCTTCTAAAGATGCAGTCCAGTGGACAGTGTACACCGCACCATCAGGATAGGTATCACCATCGGGAAGATGGCGCTCAAGCTGAGCAATATCCCAAACAGTGTTAGCCATAATCATAGAAGTAAGGCCAGTAATAGAGCCAGTGCCGTTAAGATTAATTGCCATTTGTCAGTACCTCAAACAATTGCCCAGTTTTGGTCATCACCCACGATGACTTCAACGCCATCATTAATTGTGATAGGTCCACAACTTGTGGCGTTATTGCCACTCGGAAGTGTATAACTTGTTGTTACTACTTGTTCATTTAACACAAAAACCTGATCCCCACCTGAGCCGGTTGCGCCACCACCTCCGCCAATCTCGGACCAATCGCCGTCTTTATACCCTTCATATCTAATGAGGGTTGTATTAAAACGCAACATGCCTGTTAAGGCAGTTGTTGGTCGAGCTGCCGTTGTACCTGTAGGAACTTGAACTGCTCCAGATCCATATGTATATATAGATCCATCTCCACTAACGCGCCAACGTTCCGTACCCGAAACAGTAATAGATAAGGTATTGGCTGCTCCAGTAAATAAACCAGTGTCTGGATCAACGACAAACGTAATGCTTGGATTAGCAGCTGTACCGGATGCAAAAATACCTGTTGCAGTGGTGATGCTTGCACCGCTAATTGCGTTTCCGGTAATTGAAGCTCCGCTAATTACTTGCCCTGTAATTGTATTCGCACTTACATTGGCACCGGTAATCGTTGTTCCGCTAACTGTTTGACCGGTGACAAATAAAGCATTAACAGAGTTTCCGGTAATAGAAGCACCACTGACGGTCTGTCCAGTTACGTAAAACGCGCTAACACCATTCCCTGTGATTGTTGCTCCGCTTACCGTTTGACCTGTAATATATACTGCATTTACGGATGTACCGGTAATAGTGGCGCCAGATAGGGTGCCAGTGACCGTTACATTCCCGCTAAAAGTGGGCGATATAACCAGGCCCGAAACAGGGACAGTTACATTAGCTTCACTTGGGGCAACGCCTGTTGTGAAGGTAATAAAATCTAAGCGAACTTCGCCAAATTGGGCCATGCGTTTTTAATTTCACCCGCTAGCGTTATTAGTATTTTAACTCACGATCCCCAAATAGTGAGTATCATACCATTTACACCTGAGGAAATGGTTACTCCACGAGAGCCGCCAATGGCAACACTAAAAGTATCAGTTGTATCAGAGTAAGCACCTGTATTTAAATCAGCAACAAAAACAACCGAGGGATTGCTTACGGTTCCCGATGCAAACACACCAGTAGCTGTCCTTAAAGAAGCGCCACTAATTACACCTGTAACATTAATTCCCGAACTAAAGTACCCGGAGCCAGAAACAATTAAATTGCCATCGTAAATAACAAAATCACCACCGGCATATCCTCCGCCACCACTGTTTGCTACCCAAGTAGTCGTACCATCCCCATTAGTACTTAAAATACGGCCTGATACGCCAACAATAGTGGGAAAAGAAAACAGACCATAAGGACGGACATCTCCCGATCCACTAACAAAAGTAACTCCGCCTGCACGATAAGTATTACCTGAAACAGTTCCAAACGTACCGCTGGTTGCTTGTATCGTTACACCAGAAATATCGCTTGTAAAAACGCCGCTAACTCCAGTGATGGTTGTTGCTTGTACCGTGGTACCTGTTATTGTTGCTCCGCTAAGAAAACTAGTAAATACACCTGATACTCCTGTAACAGAAGTAAAAATACCTCTTTCTCCAGTGATTGTCTGCCCAGATAATTGGCTTGTAAAAACACCTGTAATTCCTGTAACAGTACCAAAGCTGCCGGTATTTCCTGTTATGGTACCTCCGCTAAGAGATGTAAAAGCACCAGAGACAAAAGAGCCGCTTGTGCCTGTGATTGTTTGTCCGCTTACCGTGCCAGTAACACTAATACCAGATGCAAAGAACCCTGAACCACTAACGTAAAGATTTCCTGAAACAGTGTGATTCCCTGCTATTAATGTTGCAAACGTACCTGTTGTAAAACTGGCATTAGTACCGGTTACTGTAGTGCCAGACACCTGGCCAGTGAAAACGCCTGAAACACCAGTAATTGTTGCTGCTTGAACGCTGTTCCCAGTAATTGTCTGCCCACTTAAAGAGGATGTAAAAACCCCTGTTGCACTGGTTACAGAAGAAAAGGTTCCTGCGTTACCACTGATAGATCCACTCGTGGTTAAGTTGTTTTGTATAACAACACCACTGAAGGTCGCAAGACCAGAACTGGTTACAGTATTAAAGCTACTGGAACCTAAAACAGTGAGATTGCCATTGATCGTTACGTTACCAGTGATTGTTTCACCGGTCACATTTGCGTAATATTGATCTAAATAATTGCGAAATTCTGTAAACGTAATTTTTTTGTTACGCAGAACAGGGTCCACTTCAAAGACGTGAACCAGGGTCAGTAGATCCTGTTCATCAATCTCGTTCCCATTAATCGCAGGGAACTCACTGATTCTCCTGTTTGCCACCTACGTTTATGCTCAATTCTTTCTCTTAATTATAAATCGGCTTATTTAGCGCACCTTAATCTCGACACGAGGCAAAATATTGGTTACAATATTCCAAGTCCATTGGACTCCGGTGACAATTCCGCAGGAAAGCAAGATAACCAGCAGTACTTCAGCAACCGTAAGATTACGCCTTACGTAAACAACTTGAGGTTGTTGCTGTGGCATTGCTGCTTGCTGAGCAATGGCTTGTTGAACGGCAAGCTCACGTGCCCTAGCTTTCATCTGAGCCAAAAGCTCAGGCGTAATTTGGCCTTCAGGAGCCTGAGGCATGGGTTGTTGGCTAGGGGGAATCTGCTCTTCCATGGTCGCAAATTGTTTTCCCAAAGACTAACATACAAGCAAAGGATGTGCAGGTATGCGGTACGGATTACGCAAAAGCTTAGAGGATATTGCGTACGAGCTTAAAGGGATCAAGAATATCCTTGGTTCCATGTGGCACAGTCGTTACTCAAACGGAGAAACGGACGCACTAAATCCAGAAGCTTTTGCCGATGAGTACATCTCGACAGAAGAATGCGGTAAACGCCTGGGGGTCTCGGACCAAACCATCCGCAATTGGATTGCTATTGGTAGGAAGACCCCAGATAAAGGCTGGGTAGAGGGCATTCATTATGTCAACATCTCCCCTGACGTGCACCGTAAAGCAGTATTACGCATCCCCTGGAACCGACTGATCCAGTCCTTTGCCAAAAACGAAAACATTGATTTAAAAAATCTACGCGGAAATTATGACCAATATCGCAATAAACAGGAGTTCCTGGCGTAATGGCGCATCGTTTCCAGGGGATTGATATTGGTTCTATAACAGTTGAGAACCATGAGGAGCTGTTGCCTGAATCGTTGATCAGGCAAGTAGAAATGTTCTTGCCTCCTAGTGGATCATTCGATGACGGGTGTCTTCGTCGGTACCTTGAAAATCTAAGGAACTACGAAGAAGAAGACGCTAACTCCGGCATGACACTTGCTAATCGGTTGCGTCTTGCGTTCCATGATCTGAGTGCGGATACAATCTGCGGTAAATTCCCACAGGCAGAGTTGCCTTTGAAACGAAGGTTACGTTGCGTAGCCGAATACCTTATCCGGTCCGGAGAATTTGATAAGGTAAGGGATGAAAACGGAAAACTTGTCAAAAAACGCGGAGTGCTGGGCAAGTTAGTTGTACTGTATCAACCAACGCCTAAGCTTCTGGAATCACTACACCGCCAAGGATTATTAAAAGATGGATCGACGTGAAAAACTAATTGCTTCTGTTATTGGTCCTGAGCTGGATCAAACGAAAGCACGGATGCTTGATGCCACAATCAAGTTAATCCTTGGTGATATGGGCGAGCAGTACTGCAAGATGTGGGAGTTAGAAGGCCCAGGTGTTATGGTGTTCCAACCACGGAACAAAGAACGTTCTATGTTCTTCTGGACTTTAAAAGAAATCCACGCTGCACAAGAAGATTGCGAGCGCAGCAACTCTGGAGATCTTGCTGAGACTTTTAGGCGCATCCTTGGTGCAGCACAAAAGATTGATCCAACGGAAAAGGCTGGTTACATCATCAATGATGATGAGGGAATGCGTTATCTCGAGATTGATTACAATAAGGCGGCTGCGTAATGGCTGAGAAAGGACTGCGTGGTGTTGCATCACGTAATGAAGGCGCTGAGCTAATCACAAATCAAGACTTGGTTCATGCGGCCAACGAGCTTTTGGGCGGCATTACTCTTGACGTGGCTAGTTCCAGGATTGCAAATGAGTACGTACAAGCAGAAAACTATTACACACCAACGGATGATGGACTAAATGCACAACAGTGGTACGGAAGCTGTTACCTGTTTCCACCAGCGGGCTCCTACTTTTGGGATCAAAAGCATGAAAAATGGAAAATGACAAGGGCTTCTTCACTGACCCTTTCGTCATCCCATGCTGTATGGTTCCGGCGAATGTACCATGCATGGCTTGCAAAAGAAATAAAGGAAGGTCTTTATTTCAGCAACTGCCCTGACATGATTCGTTATGAGCCAAAAATCTTCAAGTTCCCAATGTGCATTTTGAGAACTGCACCTTTTCTCATGTGCCATAAAGATGGTGAGGTAAATAAAAAGCAGACGTGCACTTCGTTTGTTGTGTACCTGCCGCCCCAGGATTCCTCGATTGATGCCGTGGATTCTTTCGTAAAGATCTACGGTGAGCGCGGGCATCTTCTTGTGTAATCTCTGTATACTGGAGGACGATTACGGGGATTTATGAGCGTCCTGGCCGATTGGGAGATCAAGCAACTGGCAGAAGAAGAGCAGATGATCGAACCCTTTGTGGATCATCTGATTAGCAAGGAAGATGGCCGCAAGCTTCTGAGCTATGGACTCAGTTCTTACGGATATGACATCCGTTTGTCTCCTGCCCAATGCTTGATTTTTGGCAAGGTACAAGCTGGGGATTGTGACCCAAAGAACTTTGATCCTGACATCTTGAAACCTGCTGACCTCTTGGAGGACGAACGCGGTCAGTACTTCTTGCTTCCTCCATATGGCTATTGCCTGGGCGTTGCACAAGAACGTCTGAAGCTTCCTCGTGATGTCACTGTTGTGGCTGTAGGTAAATCTACTTACGCACGTTCAGGCATTCTGGTCAACATCACGCCAGCTGAAAGTGGTTGGGAAGGTTACCTGACGCTTGAGATCAGTAATTGCACTGGCCTTTTCAATCGCATCTATGCGAATGAGGGGATTACGCAATTGCTGTTCTATCGTGGTAATCCCTGTCATACCACGTATCAAGATCGGAAAGGTAAGTACCAAGACCAACCAAACAACGTTGTGTTCTCGCAGGTCTAGAAACCTTTACCAAACTGAGCAGCCGGTTTACGGGCGTATCCAATGGCACCGGTACGCCCACCGGAATCACCTGTACTTGGCAGCTCAACCCCAGCAATCTCTGCTCTAGTACGTGGAACTTCACCTCGCACTAATGGTTCATCAATGCTTGCCCTTTGTCTGTATGCACCAGCGGTCTTTGCTGCACGCATGAACTTGGCAACACGATCTTGATCGTTATTGACGGACTCTGCAGAAGGACGTGCAGTTTCATCAACACGTCGCATGTCAGTGTCATAAGCCTGTTCAGGCCTTAGGTCCGATACCTCGGCTCCTGAGGTACCAGAGCTGACACCCTGGTTGTAAGTAGCATTAAATCTATTGGCCATAATACAATTGTAGAAGCAGTAAATCAATTATTCCCGTGATGCACTCCGCTGCAGGCTTCTTAGATGCCTTTGTTCAAGACGAGGTTAAGTCCCGCTGCATTGATGAAGGAGATTTCGGTGCTCCTCTCGATAATGAAGAAAATGATGTACCCTTATATGATATGTACAACCGAGGTTTGGTCGCATGCGAGCAGGGGCTAGAAAGGAATCCGTTGAATCTCGAGGGAGCACGGCCTGGAATGACGGGCTATATCCCCTCAATGGAGCAGGGTTTGGCGATGGGAGCGTCTCCGAAACCAAGGACTCTGGTGTTGGAACTGGAGGGACCGGAGGAAAAGGAGCAGATGCTGTCAGCAAAACGTCGTGGTTTGCTCCGGTAGAAGAAGTGAGTGACTGCCCTGGAGGTGTCTGCCCAGTCCCCTGGGCCACCAAAGAAGAGCCTCCTGTGGTCCAAGAGGATGTGGTTAATCACCCATCTCACTACACAGATGGCGGCATTGAGTGTATTGAAGCCATTGAAGCAGCTTTGACCGCCGAAGAATTCCGTGGTTACTGTAAAGGCAACAATTTAAAGTACACCTGGCGTGAACGCCACAAAGGCGGTACAGAATCACTGAAGAAAGCTCAGTGGTATCTGGACCGCCTCATTCAACTTGACGAAGCTCAGAAGGGCTGAAGTTCATCGTCATCATCATCGTCGTCGTCTCGATATCCACAGGCGGCGGCGAGTTCTGCTAACTCGAGATCGGTTGGATGATCCCAGTCGATCTCAATATTTTCTGACGCCATGATATCTTTGATAGCATGCCACTCCATCAAACGTTGGTGATAGAGACTTAGCAGAGCAAAACGGAGTTCTTCCCAAGTCATCTCCTCGGACTGGAGTTCAGCTTTGCGCATGGCAAATTGAAGCTCAAGAGGAAGTTCAAACTCCCGTGGCTCGACCGAACGCTCCATTCCACTCTGCATTTGCTAGCTGCAATTATTCTAATGCTAGCCGTTGAATATCAGATCGATGGACTCATCGGCAAAGTCCTGCCATAGATCGTCATCGATACGAAAACTATTGGCAAATTCGGAAAGGATATAAGGATTGATGCGCTCTTCCAGGGCACGGATTGCGCGTACTTCATGGGGAGCAGCGCTGTAGTTACGGAATGCAGTCAACAAGACTTCTGTTGATGCCCAAGGGCTGGTGTCTACATCACGGAGGAAAAGACCCATCTCTTCCCGCCTGCGTTCCAGGAGACCACCAACGACCTTATGGTTTTGATCAAAGATCCAACGGCTCATCTCCGTGGTGGCACTAGCAAAATCCTCTGCCTCCACATGATCAATGATGTGGCTGTACAAGAAGGACTCCCAACCAACGGAATGAATGAACGATACTAGAGCCTGGCGCATGTTGTCGTCAAGCCCAAGGTTCTGACGCAGGAGCTGGGACTCAATGACGCTGACCTCATGGAAGAGGTACTCAAGAGCCTTCTCCTGGCTGCAACGCTGACCTTGCTTGACGGGAGAACCATCGGGATAGAATTGGGTTCCAAACCCGATGGTGTATGGCTCTGCACCAGTGTGTGGATCTGCGTATGCCTTTTCGTTAAACCCTTCGTATTTACGAATTAAGTTAATGGCACGCGAAAGATCCGACATGGAGATAACTATTGTTATCCCCAATATACATAATTTTTATTTACCTTGGCCCCTCATCTTTTTACGGCCGTGGCTAGGCAAGGAGTTTCTGCCCTGCCCTTGTCTGGTGCGCTTCGGTTTGGACTCAAGTCGGACTGTGGTTGATTTGGGTTTGGCCATGGTGTTGTGAAAGCAACGTCAAAAGCTTAGCCCGAATTACCAGGCTTTGCACGACCAGTAGCCGGCTGTCAGCTTGCTCTTGGGTTCATCGCAGTTATGTCTAGCGCGAAAATTTTTACGTCGTTCTGGATTGTCTCGTTTGATTTCCATATTGGCATCACCAAAGCGTACGATTTTTTCTTCACCATTTTCACACGCTTTTACGACAGACTTTTTACCGCCTTGGATATCACGGCGCGGCTTATTGCACTCCATCTTATCCTTAGCAATTTTAGACGCTTTTACAGCTTTCTTATGTTGTTCAGACATTAACTAAATCCTTTAAAGAGAGATGTAAATTCACCAAGAATCTTTTGACCAGACTTAGATTTGTAATCTTCGTCTTTTGTTTCATCTTCAAATAGTTTAAAATAACTAGGCGCAGGTTTTTCTTTTGTTCCAGTAGTACTGGTTTTTTCTGTATCAAGAAGATTTTGAATGGACAGTAAAGATTCAAAAGGATCCTTACTTGTTAATCCGGCATAACCACCACCCAACTCCAATCCTTTACCACTCTTACTGAGAAGCTCCATCTCACCTCTATCTATGTCGGGCATAAACTCGGTATAAAAATTATCTTCACTACCTTGGTACCCAGCGCCTTTAAATATCTTGTAAAGATCTGTCTCATATTTTGAACTTGCTTCTTTTTTGTCTTCCGGACGTTCAATGTATTCAACACCCAGCTCTTCTTGGCTAGGTGTAACTTTCTTTTCGTTCAAATACTTGATTGATTCACGTATTTGTTTGGCAGCTCCTGTCCTAAAAAATTCAATGATGTACTCCTTGACTTGATCAATCCCCATGTCTTTACTACTTAAACCTAATGTTTCAAGCAGCTTGTCCCACTCTTCTTTGTGCTGTTCTGGATCAATTCCTTCAAGTAAACGATCTGCAAATTCTTCTGGTGTGACAAAGTTTAAAAATGTAACGTCACCAATATTCAATTTTTCATTTGTAATTTCTGGAAGGATTTTGTTTTGGATGTAATCATCGGCATCTTTTAAAGTGATTAAATCTTTTGCCGGATCAAACCCATTGGCTGCTCCCTTAACTTGATAGTGGAGTTTTGCGAATTGATTTTTGTCATTGATGTTGAGACCATAATGGTACGCCCATTGATTCCACGTCCAGTTGGTACCAGGTACCAGGCTGGTAGCACCTTTGTTTCTTGCTTCTTCCCAGTCTTTATTTATTTGTTCTTTTTGCGTTGTATATTTTGTTAACTTTGGGTCATCTTTTTCAAAATTACCTGTGGGATTCCAGTAAAAATCAGCATTGAAGTTCAAAGGCGCAGTACTACGGACGCCATCTAGGTAAGCCTTGGCCCTTACATCAGCAATGTCTCTTAAAGAATCAAGGGCACTTTGTGTTTGGAAAACGTTTTGTTCATTTTGCTTTACATCCATGTAGCTAATGAATTCACTCATTGAACGTGAAGTATCAAACCTTGGTTTCAAGTAGCGATCAATATAGTCTTTTGCAAATTCTGCGTCGACAGTATACGTTTTACTT